AATGTAAGTTAAAATGTATAAACCTAAAATCATCAACACCATCATCTACGGTAAATTGGTGTGGTACGTATGCTGGAAAAAATATTAAATCTCCTGGTTTTGGTTTATAATGTATTTGATCTGACATTGGACTAATTTTAGCACCATCTTTTTGTGGTAATTTAGTCATCATAGCTCCTGCTCTAGGATCCTGAAAAACAGGATAAGATGTTTTATCTGAACACTTTAAAAAGTAAAAACCAGAGACATGATTATCCCAATGAACATGAGTGTCATGGTGTCCACCACCATTTTTAGAAAACTCTTGTACCCATAATTCTGTAAAAAACATTGAGTATTTTTTCATATCGTAACCCCACTCATCCATTAAATTTATTGAGGTCTGTCCAATATATGTTTCTAATTCTTTTAAACCAGGTTCGCCATTTAATGTTGATGAGTGATAAGACCAACCATGATCTTTTACTTTTAAATAATCTTTATTACCTAAAAGTTTTTTTCTATCTTTAAGTTTAGGTTTGTCTCTTTTTTCTGCTTCTTTAATATATTTGTCTGTAGCTTTTATAGCTGACGATAACCATTCAGGTTTGTTAATATTATAAACAGGTGTTGAAAAGTACCAACTTGTATTCATTATTTCTCTTTCCATATTTTCTCCTATTTGAAAGGCCGTCCTAAATTCCAAATTACTAACGAGTATCTTGTCCCTCTGGTTACTGGCGCTACTCTGTGCCACACAAAACTAGGAAAGACTATTACTGAACCTCTTGGTCTAATCTCTGTACAAGCCTTTATGGCTTTCTTTTTGTTTCTTTCCCAATCTATCTGATTTCTAAAATCAAATTCTAAATTACCACCATCATATTCATCAGGATCATTTAGACTGATAGTGACTGATAGTTTTCTAATTTTACCATGTGTGTCTTTATCATTTGGTTTATTGTAAGGAATTTCCCAACTATCACAATGCCATCCATAATATTGTCCTACACCATATTTTGTAAATTGGCAAGACTCGGAGAAATCCCACTCAAAATTCCAACCTGCCATTTTATTTGCTTGATGTATTAATGGGTGTATTTCTCTGTAAATCCAACGGTCATTCATCCAGACAATATCTGATTTTCTTTTCTTTTGAATATTTTTGATTGCTGATTTTTTTAAAGTACCATCAGCTTTTTTGTTCTTATCACCCTCTGAACCACCTGTTATGGCCATTTGAGAATTGTGTGATTTACCGTATTTGATTATTTCATCACAGAGTTTTGGTGATAATGCGCTTTTAAAGTAATAATAATAATTTTTCAAATTCATAATAATATATATAACTAATTTTAAAATTGGTTATTGAAATTTATATCTAATAACAACAATACCTTTACCACCAGAGCCAGCATTACAAGATGTAGGTGAATTAGCACCACCTCCTCCACCACCTGTGTTTGCTGTTCCATTTTGACCTACACTACCTGAAGTATCTGGTGTAGGGTGAGGAGCACCTGATCCTCCACCGCCTCTTGCGCCTGGACTAGAACCATTACTACCATCATTATCTCCGCCTGTTCCGCCTGGTTTTCCTTGAGGGCTTATTCCGCCTCCACCACCACCGCCAGAATAAGAAGTTGGAGTCGCTGTGATAACTGATACAACACCTTTACCACCATGTCCTGAACGAGAGCCACTACCTTGCCCTCCAGGTTGATTAGCACCACCGCCGCCATTAGCAGCGTGATCGGGAGAACTTGTAGCAGGACCTCCTGGATTACCTTGAGGTGGAGAAACTGGTGGTGTATTACCTGCTTTTACAGGATTAGTAGGGCCAGCAGTATGACCGCCTCCGCCTCCACCTCCTGAACCTCCGTCATTACCATATCTATTACTAGCAGGGTTACCACCAAAACCACCGCCAGCAGATGTGATTGTTGAGAATACTGAATTTGAACCATTACTTCCTGATTGGTTGTTACCACCACCATTACCGCCACCACCTACCGTAATTGGAAAAGTTGTTGCTGTAACCGTTAAACCTGTTGTAACTAAAGGTGAAGCTGTATAGTGAGGAGCTGCTACTCGTCCCTCTCTAAAACCACCAGCACCACCACCGCCTGAGCCGTCACCACCTGGGCCACCGCCTGCGCCGCCACCGCCTCCAGCAACGACCATATAAGATACACCATTTGATCCAGCTTCGTTACCAGCAGCACTTACTACAAAATTACCATCACCTGTAAATGTGTGAATTTTAAAATCACCTGAAGTTGTTACGGTACCACCTGTCGCCTCAATAAATTGAGCGCTTGTATCATAAGTACCATCTGTAAACACTCCGCTTGGTGTTGTGCCAGCCGCTTGTAAAATTCTTGTTATCCAACCTTTAGCAGAGTCAACATAAACAAACTCAGCTACCGTGTCGTTAGTTGTAAGTTTATATTGTCTTGTAGTTGTACTATCTAAATTATTTGTTCCTGTGTTTATGATTGCGTTATTAGTGGCAAAAGTACCAGCATAATCAACGACTATAATTGTATCGCCTCTACTTGGTGAGGTTGGAAAAAATACTTCAATTACACCTGTGTTTGTATCTAGGAAATAACCTTTACCAGCAACAGCGGTTAAAGTTGTAGAACCATCTGCCACCGTTACGGCTTGCCAGTCTGTTCCTGCTGTAATAGAGCCACCTAAAGAGACAACATTTCCGTTAATTGTAATTGATGAGTTTGCTAGTTTAGCATTAGCAACAGAGCCTGCTAGTCTATCGTTTGCTATTGTTCCTGGTGCTATATCGCCACTTTGAATAGTGCCGTCTGTTATACCACCTGTTTTAATTCTGTTTATGGCCATAATTGTGATTCTCTACTATTATTTATACTATTTATTCGTCAGTATCCTTTGTTACATTATACTTTTTACTATCTTCAAAAAAGTCAATGGTTGTTGTAAATCCGAAGTCATCATCAGCGTCGGCCGTAGTAGGACTAGGCACAACAATAATACGACTTTCTCTCGCTTTATTTACTCTATCTGTATCAGAGTATTGATCTGTTTGAACGGTCTTAATAACTTTTTGTGATGTTGACGGTCCAAATAGATATGTTTTAGCGGTAAAATTTAGTGTGTAAATTACAGCTCTTCTGGTTTGAAAATCACCAGAGTATGTGTCATCATAACTTACACTATTCAAAACAATTGGTATATCTCTTTTAATATTTAAATCAGGTATAGCATTTATAGTCACCGTAAAATCTGGTTGAAAAAAAGGTAATATTTGTTCTATAATTTGTAAACCTGCCTCAGCGCTTGCTGTAAAAGAATATAAATTATATGATATATTATAAGGCACAGGTGTGTAGTTAAAATCTAAAACTTTACCATCTTTATTTGTTTTTACTCTTTTAAATCTTTGTATTCTTGTAAGTTTTCTAGTAGGGTCATATGCTATACTAGATATTTCAAAACCCATACGAGGTAAAGTAATAGCAAATTCTCTATTACTTAAACTTGATTGTTGGTCTAATCTAACTAAAAACTTTTCTTTTGGCCCATAAGCTAAAGGCACACGAATAGTTTGAATGACTTTTCCTGTATCATCTTTTCTTTTTATTTGTATGTTATTAAAAATTTGACCAAAACCTATGGTCATTCTTCTCATACTTTCGTTATAGAAATAATTACCAAACATTAAAAGTCTACCTCACCAAAAGGATTTCTTTCTGTAAAGTCTAATATATCATCAGCTGTTGATGATGTATCAAAACCTGCCTGTGTATCTAAATCATTATTATCAGCATAAGGTGATTGTGATTGTATATCATAAGTTTCTAATAATAGATAATTAGAAGAACTATCAGCACCATCGGCCTCTAACAATAAAGCACCATCTTCATTTTCTAAACTCATTTGATGAGCAAGTTGATCTAAAGAATATTTGTCTTCAGCAGCGTCAATAGTTGAAACGCCTGTATCAAGTCTTTCACTTGAATATTCAAATCTAGTACATCTTAATTTGTAAACTGGTAATTGACCTAGTTGGAAAAATGGCTCTTGGTCTTCAACAAATTGTATTTCAAAAAAACTATTCATTAAAGGCATATAAATTACATCACCCTCATTAGGTCTACCTGAAACAATTAAAGTGCCAGGATCATCAACTAAATCTTGCCATCTTCTTTTAGACACCATAAATGAAGTGTCTTCTCTAATTTCTAATCCAAATTTGTTTATGATTTCTTGTTGACCAGCAAAACCCTCGGTAGTTTCCATATACATTTCGGCCAAATAAGCAGCATTAAATTTACTTGCTACGTCTTCACCTAGTATTAGGTCTCTATTAACGAGTGTTCGTGGTAAATAGTAAACGTCTTGGCCGTAAATTTTAAGACCTTCAATAATTAAATTTTCATAAAGTCTTTTTTCAGCGTCTGAACCGATACCATTGCCACCTTGAAAATAATGATTTACTGGCATTAGTGGCTACCCCATCATAATTGCTGGATTTAATTCGTATGTTGATCTTATTTCTTGTTCTAACTTTTCTATATCAGCTAAAGCTTCTGTATAAATTTGTTGACCATTTAATGAAACACCACCCAACATTGTAACACCATTAAATTTAGATAAGTTAGCGCCCCATTGTTTTTTAAATAAAGCAGTTACATATCTTTTTAAATATATGTCATTGAATATATCAGTATATTCTGTTGGGTCTAATTTTCTATAACACTCAATTACTAGATATTCACCAACTGATAAATCATTTTCCCAATCCATGTCAATGTATAATCTATTATCGTGTTGATTAAATCTCATAGGTTTTTCACCTACTAATACGTGATCTAAAAAATCTAAATGTCTTAATACAATGTCATAATTAATTATTGATGTTGATGAAAAATCATAAAGATCATTTAATCTTAATTGGTATCTAACATCAAATAGATTTAAATTACCTTTATCAGAAAATGGGAATATATTAATTATAGAAATGATTGATTCTGGTATAACTAGATAATTGTCTTGTTCAGTCCAAGTTGTTGATACACCTGATTCTTTTTTATCAGTTGTACTTTCTGAACTTCTATTAGCATTTTTTAATCTTGTTTTATCGTCTTCAGTTAACTTATACTTTAAGTATGTTCTTCTAATACCATCATAGTGATATTGAGCATAGTATTGTAAAGCTTCGTCCAGTCTGTCTTCTAACTGGTCGTCATCAACATTAATCTCTATAACTGGTTTTCCTAATGCTCTTAAAGCATATTCTTTTAAGTTAGCTCTACTTGCTGGTGTTGCCATTATTTAAATCCCTTTAGTTTTCAGGTATATTTATAATAATTTATCCAAGGGCTACTGCTTGAGCTATAGCAAAAGATTTAGCCGCTTTGGCGTCTAATTGTGTCTGTATATTTGAGGATACACCATCTAAATGATCTATTTCAGCTGATGTAACATCACTAACAGATACATCACCACTTCCGTCTGATACTAAAGCACGTGAAGCAGTTAAATCTGCCATCTTACTAAATGCTATAGCTGCTGAAGAATTTATATCAGCATTAACTATTACACCTGAACCAATTGCTGCTGTTCCTGTTGTTCCAATAGAAATATCTCCAGATATAACTACTGGATTAAAATTTGTACCATCTGCTATTAAAGCTGCTCCAGATGTGTTAGTTGCCATTGTTAAGTCATCACCAGAAATAGTTAAATCTCCAGCAATAGTTACATTTCCAGAACTATCACCTGAAATCCAAGTTGTAGTTGTTGAACCATCATAACCAGATATTTTCAAGGTTCTTGCACTATCTACCGCAGCTGCGTCTATACCACTTCCTATTAATACGTTACCTGAACCTGTAGTAATATTATCACCAGCTTTAGAGCCTAAAAGAATATTGTGTGATCCTGTAGTCAACGCTTTTCCAGCTTCAAATCCTAAAAGAGCTACATTAGTATAACTTGAACTACCACTTGAACCTTGACCAGCACCTTTACCGATAGCAGTATTGTCTCCACCAGTTGTAAATAATCCTGAACTTACACCTACTCCTGTATTATTATTTTGATTTGCACTTTTAAATGATGAATTACCAATAGCAGTTGTACTAAAAGTGGTTGTTATTGATTCACCAGCACTTCCACCCATTAAAACATTAAATCCACCACTTGTTATTGCAGTTCCAGCATTATGACCTACAGCTACGTTATTATCACCAGAAGTTAAAGCATCCAATGCTCCAATACCAACTCCTGTATTATTTTCAGCGGCGTCTAAAGTTCCTGTCGTTGCATGACCAATTAATAATGAATTAGTAAAGTTAGTGCCAGCAATTTTTATAAAGTCACCTGTAGGTGAGTTAATAACTGGTGATGTTAAAGTTTTATTTGTTAGTGTATCTGTTGATGTTTCAGTTACAACGCCACCATCTGTAGCGATAGTCATTTCACTACCATTTAGGGCAGTTGTTATACCTGAGCCACCTAAAATTGTAAAACCACCACCTAGTGGCACACTAACAGCAGTTGAACTATCGTCAGCGATTGTTACGGTAGAGTTTGATAATGATGAGTTTCCTATATTAGATAAAGTATTATTTGATCCTGAAATTGTTTTATTAGTCAATGTTTGACTAGAAGTTAGTAACGCTATAGCTGATGTGTTAGATAAATCTGTTGAAGCTATTGTAATATTACCTGAACCGTCAAATGATTGACCTGCTATTGTTCTAGCAGAGGCTAATGTTGTGGCTGTGTCAGCATTTCCTGTAACATTACCTTGTAAATTTGCTACTAATGTTCCTGTTGATATTGTTAAATCACCAGTTGTTGATCCTGTAAATGAACCTGTACCAACAATAAACTTATCAGCGCTTTCATCAAAACCTATAAAGGCATTGTTTGAACTGCCTCTTTCAATAATAATACCTGAATCTCCTGATGGTGTACCAGATGTACCTGTTGCTAATTCTATTAGTTTATCACTTATTGTAGAGTTAGTTGTTTCAACACTTGTTGTTGATCCAGATACCGTTAAGTTACCAGAGATTACAGCGTTACCAGATAAATTTAATGAACCTGCTGAAATAGCACCAGCACTAGAAATATCTATCGCTTCATTTAAAACTAAATTTGTGCTTTCAGTTGTTTTAATATGTCTATCAGCGATATTTACCGTGCCTGAAGTAACACTTGTTAAACCTGCTAAAGTTGTAGAACTAGCACCTAAACTAATTGATGTAGAACCTACGGTAACTGCTGAGTTTGAAAGTGATGAATTACCAATATTTGAT